TCTGTACTTTAATCTTTACAGACGGTGCTTGGCAACAGACGGGCGGAGCGTGGGGTATAATAACTTAACGATAAATATACTAAAGAGAACATATTATGACTATGCAACAAATTGAAATTGGTGGTTACGCAAACGATGGTACAGGTGATGATCTGCGCACTGCATTTGAAAAAGTCAATGCTAATTTTACACTACTAGGAGCAACTGTTGGTATTACTAACGGTGCAAATCTTGGTAGCGGTACTGGCATTTTTGCACAGCGCCACCCAACTGATCCTGTTTTACAATTTAAAACTATTACAAGCACTGACAGTTCTGTGGAAATTACACAAACTACTAATACTGTAAATTTAAAAAACAAGTCAGTACTGTTAAACGACCCTACGCCAACACTTGGTGCAAACTTAAATCTTAACAGTCGTTACATATACAACGGTGATGTGCAAACTACCATATTTGGTATTGATATGCGTAATACAAATGCGCTGTTGGAATTACTAATTACTTCAAATTCAGTAGTTGTTGACTTTGGTTCATTTTTAAATCCAACTAACAGTAGTTTTAACCTAGACTTCAATGGGCTGTTATTAAATGGTTTTATGGGATCTCCGGCAGTAAATCAATTAGATTTTGGCCCTATTGTTGTTATTTAAAATAGCGATAAATATTGCTACAACTGAGAGCAAATATGGCGCTAAACGTATGGAATAAACCGTCAGGTTACAACTTTGGATTTGCACCTGGGACTAATGAAACTATTACTCCCGGAAACTTTACCATCGGCTATCAATATGTAATCCTAACTGTAGGGACTACTGATTTTAGAAAAATCGGAGCTCCTTATAATACTGCGGGTACAATTTTCACAGCCACTAACAACGGAATCTCTGCAGGGCCCGAAGAAACATCACTCAGCGGCATGACCGTATACACACCAGGAAGCGGAACTGCTTCTAAGGTTGCATTCACAGAACGACACGANCTTGCTGTTGCTCTTCCAGTCCGAAGTGACACTGTAGTAACAACATTANTAATTGGCAATGNTGGCACNGGTTACCCTATCAACGGTGGATCATTTTTTACCACAGGTGGNAGTGGTACAGGGATGACAATACAAGTGTACAGCCCTAGCGGTTATCTTCAAGCAGTAAGTATAAACAATCCNGGTGTNGGTTATAAAGACGGTGATATAATTACAATACTTGCTGGTAGCAATAATGCTACAGTTATTCTTAACATAGAATTTTTAGTTACATACACTATAATTTCAGGTAAGTTACCACCAGGACTAAGACTAGATCAAGCATCTATTATCGGCAGTCCATTTGAAGTTCCTAGATTAACAGATTTTACATTCTGCATCAGAGCCAGTAAAGATGGACAAATTGCTGACCGTACATTCGTTATGACCATTGACGGCGCAGACGAACCAGAATTTGTTACGCCATCAGGATTGCTAAATCTAGGTGATCCAAACGAATTGTTTGTAATTGATAGCACCTATGTTGATTACCAAATCGAAGCACTTGATAGTGACACCTCCGTTGGACAAAAGTTAAGTTATTTTATTGCAAGAGATGATGGATCATTGCCTCCGGGATTGGTATTAACTGACGAAGGCCGTATTGTGGGATTTTTACAGCCTATTCTTTCTATTAAACCAGGTGACGGCGATGGCACATATGACAACAGTTATTATGATGCAGTTGCATTTGACTTTGCATTTATTCCCAGCAACGGTTATGACAGCTATATTTACGACAGTGTGTTCTTTGACTTTGCTTTACAAAGTACTAAGCCTAAAAAATTAAATCGAACTTACGAGTTTACAATAACAGTAACTGACGGTGACAGCTTTAAAAAACGCAAATTTAAAATATTTGTAGTAGGTGACGACTTTTTCCGTGCTGATAATACCACATGGTTAGACGGCAACAGTTTGTTTACTGCTGACGTAACCTATATGAGAGCGCCTGTATGGCTTACTCCAAGTTATTTAGGACTGTATAGAGCAAACAATTATCTCACACTTATACTAGATACGTATGATACAGAAAATATAATTTATGCACTAGAACAAGTTAATGCTGATTGCCAAGCTACAACTAGACGCATTTCCGAGAATGATAACGTTGCAGGCAGTTATTATCTAACTACAACCCTAACAACCCCAGCGCCAACTGTGGGACAGTTTTTAACAATACTAGGATCACAACTGATTAATAGAGTCGATGCTGTGCAGTCATTAGGCAACAATGAATACAGATTAACATTGTACTATGCACTAGATATTAATGTGGCTGACGGACTTTCAATTCTAATCGGAACACTTAGTCAACTTCCCCCAGGCATGGAGTTTGACGAAAATAATGCGGAAGTATTTGGACGCATTCCGTATCAGCCAGCAGTAACAAAGAATTATAGATTTACAGTATCTGCTACACGATTAAGTGATAAGGGAGAACGATCAAGTTCCCCTAAGATATTTACAGTAGATTTACTAGGTGAAATTGACAGTGTTATTACATGGGATAGTCCAGCAAATTTAGGATCTATTAACGCTAATTTTATTTCTGATTTAAGTGTTAAGGCAATTAGTAATATACCGGAAGCAACTTTATTATACACACTAACTGGCGGACGTTTGCCTCCAGGATTATCGTTAGATCTTAATGGTGAAATAGTTGGCAAAGTTAGCCAATACGCAGTAGTTGTAGGTACTACAGTAATTATTCCTGGATTAACTACGTTTGATTTTGCTGATAATATAACTACATTCGACGGTGGTACAACATCAGTTGACGAATCATATACGTTTACTGTTGAAGTAAGAGATCAATATAACTACAGTGCCACTAGCAAAACATTTACTATTAGCATCGATACTCCCAATCAACTAGTATATTCTAACATTAGAGTTCAACCATTCCTAAAGATAGAACAAAGATCTGTGTGGCAATCATTTATTGATAACACTACAGTCTTTACACCATCAAGCATTTATAGACCAAACGATCCTAACTTTGGAATCCAAACAAGTTTGTCTATGCTGGTGTACGCAGGTATTGAAACAAAAGAAGCCGCAACATACATCAGTGCAATAGGCTTAAATCATAAACGCAAGCGTTTTCAGTTCGGTGGTGTAAAGAAAGCAACTGCATTTAAAACAGGAACTAAAATTCCAGTGTACGAAGTATTGTATGTTGAAATGCTTGACCCGTTAGAACCTAATGGACAGCGATTACCGAACAAACTAACAAATTTAAGTTTACAACCTAACGATATTACTGTAGATAAAAGTAATTCTATATGGAGTATTAAATTAGGCGACTTAACTACTGATGCTCCTACATTAGATAGACCGGATCAAATTATTACCGTTGATAGCCAGGGGTATGAAGTTTCAAACCCAAACATTAATGAGTATTTTCCAAGCAGTATTAGCAACTGGCGTGACCGATTAAGAAATTGGACAGATACTGATGCACAAGGAAATATAATTGACTCTTTTTCAGAAGAGCGCAACTATCTCCCACTATGGATGCGTAGCATTCAACCTGGGGAGAAGCAAGAACTTGACTTCCAATTGGCCGTTCCGCTATGCTACTGCAAGCCCGGGGCGGCTGACGATATCTTGTTAAACATAAAAAATTACGTAAAAACAAGCACATTTAGCTTTAATACATTAGATTATACTGCTGATCGCTACATAATAGATTCTGTAGAGGGTCTAACAGCAGATAAATACCTTGTATTTAGAAACGATAGGATAACAATATGAGCAGTCAAATAGACAACAGTAACATCAACGCCGGATATCCGGTCGCTGGCCAAGACAACGATAGCCAAGGTTTTCGTGATAATTTTGCCGCAATTAAAGAAAATTTTACACGAGCAAAAACAGAACTTACTGATTTGCAAAGTAAAGTTGTATTAAAGGCAGCACTCACCGGTGATGTCTTATCTAACGATCTTGGTGGGTCACGTATTTCTAATGGTAATTATCTTAACTTTCACGGAACAGCGTTTTCACAAACGGTAGGCGTGTCTGCTAATATTGATATCTTAAGCGGTAATTTACAGTATTGCACAGTAACTACAGATTCAACACTTACATTTACCAACTGGCCGGACAGTGGAAATTATGCCAGTGTACGTGTTCACTTTAAGAGTAACGGTTCTGCAATCGGAGTTGGTAATGATGTCGACATTGGTGGCAGATATACTGTTGACCAAGTAAACACTACTAACTTTGTTATTATGGGTGCTGACCCAACTGTTAGATTAATCGGTAGTATTACTGGAAACACATTAACTGTATCAAGTGTGACTAGCGGAACTGTAACAGTTGGTACATACCTTAGCGGTAACGGCATTACTGCCGGAACAAAGATCCAATATACTCGAACAGAAAATCCAACACTAACAGGAACAGGCGGCACAGGTACATATACTGTTGATACTACTCAAACTGCTAACTCAACCTCAATGACCGGTATGACTACCGGTGTTGTATTTACAGCAGGTGCAAAAGGAACAGGTAGCGGAACTGTTAAGCCGTGGAAAGAAGTAAACTTAATTACAGAAAATACTGGAATTTTAATTCCAGACTCAGAAATTTCATTACCAATTTTATTAAATCCTAATGGATCAGATCAAGTTGTTGAAGCATGGACATCAACTGGAAATTCAACAACAAAAGTTTACGTAAGTTACATTGGCAATCTTGACGCATCTGGAAGTAGTTTTTCAGCACTGTCTGTTAGCAGATTAACTGTTGGTGACTCAACCGAATCAAATACCATCGATACCGGTGCGGTTACAGTAAACGGCGGTGTGGGTGTTGGTAAGAATTTATATGTTGGTGGTGATGTTATTATTACCGGTCGAGTAGTAGCTGGTACTGCTGGATCAGTATTACCAGAATCAAACACTACTATTGCTGACATTGGATCTATTACAAACGTAGAAGTTGTTACTCCAAGACAAGGTGATACGTTACGATATAATTCAGGCGATGATTTATGGAGCAATCAAACCGATCTAACTACCTACGTAGTAACTATTCCTAACGCAATAGGTGCCCCTGATCCGTTTAACTTTAATGGCATCCCAATCGACCAGGCATACCTACAGTTCCAAGTTGGTAAGAAATATCGATTTGATCTATCAGATACTAGCAACGCTGGATTACCATTGCGTTTTTCAACTACACCTGATAACGATGTACCAGGTGGTTCAATTACCCCATTTACCGGTGAGCCTAACGGTGTATACATTGTTGGTACTGCCGGATTAACTGGCTCATATATTGAAATTGCAGTAAGCGATTCTACTCCGTCACCGTTGTATATGTATGCTCCGGATACTGTTCCTGATCCTAGTTTAACAGGTAAGGCATGGCCAATCAGAGTTGGCAACAGTCCTGTTAAAATTGTTAAAGACTATTCTCCAAGAGGTAGTCAAAATATCATTGCTGACACCACTGACGGTGCTATTGTTATTACATTGCCAGTTGAACCAAGCGTTGGTACAACTATTACAGTTATTGATAGTGGAAATGCTAACACTAACAACATTGAGATTGATCCGGGCAACCCCGCAGTTGAAATTAACGGAAAGACTGGAAGTATTTTTGTTGCTGGTAATTATGCCGGATTTACACTGGTAAATGACGGTACTAATTGGTCAGCATTGACATTAAGTTATAACGGTACTGATGATGTTGTTAATTCAACAGCTATTAGATTAGACACAGCAGTTAGTTATTTTACAACAGAAGCACTAGAATCATCAACATTGGCTGCTGGAAATGAAGGCCAAGTTAAAACATTGATCATGAAAGGGTTTGTTAACGACATGGTTGTTACTGTGGCTAACGCAGGTTGGAAAACAGGCGGTGGCAGTGGAACTATCACATTTGATCGTATTGGTGATGCATGTACATTACAATACATTGATACCAAATGGTATGTAATTGGAAACAACGGCTGTACTTTAGATTCGCAACCTGCTGAAATTGTAGGCGTACCGGGCTCTGCTAGTGCTACTGGAGTTGAGGGCCAAATTGCATACGATAGTACATACTTGTACATTTGTGTTGCTTCTAATTCATGGAAGAAAATTACATTAGAAACATTCTAATTTTTATGCATCCATTAATTAATGACCTAAGCAATATTAAGGATAGCGAGTTAGATACTAAAATAAACGATCTAACTCGCAAATACTTTACCACTTCAAATTTTGAGTTAAGGCAACAAATTATAATGGTGCTCGAGTCTTATAAAGAAGAATTGGGCAATCGAAAACGGATTGCATACGAGAATATGATGAAATCTCGTGATAAAGGACTTGACAAACTTATTAATGTAAGTTAAAATATAGGCTATGCGCCTAGACAAATATTCAAATCCTGTTTTTAATGAGCAAGACTTATTTGATGCTTTATACCAAGGTCATCAATTTAACGTTTATGATACAATGCTTGTTGAACGTAACGACAACGTTAAACAATTAGAAACTCAATTGGGTTTTAAATTTCTTGACCCTTATGAAACCCATTTTGAAATAGCTGATTATGATTCAGCTTGCCAATCAAATTGGCTTATGCCCGATGAGTACAAAACCCTAGATATTGAAGCATGGCTGTTTGAACAATCACCGCCGTGGGATCCGGAACATACTAGGGTTACAGAAGAGCTAAATGCTTACAAAGAACGAAATATGTTAAATCTACTACGTTGGCTTAAATATTTTGTTGATACTTGCTCTAAAGAAGGTGTAGTTTGGGGTATTGGGCGGGGTTCTAGTGTAGCAAGTTATATACTATTTTTAATAGGTGTTCATAATGTGGATAGTATTAAATATAATTTGGACTGGCGAGAATTCCTGAGATAAGTACTAATATAATCGAGGAGATTAAAATGGCAATGAAAGAACAACAAAGACAAGTGCATCGTTCAATGCAAGGTAAAGAAGTTGACATGAATAAACTAGTCATGCAAAACGAAATGACCGTTGCAGTTGGCAACGTAAAAGTTAATGCTCGTGGTGATGAATTGGGCCCAGGTGGTAAAATTATCCGTAAACGAGAAGACGTCCTACGTGAAGTCTCAAACAACAAAGGCGAGTAATGAAAGCCCAAGCAAGTAAATTAAGACCAATCCAAGCACATATCTTAGTTAGAGATATGAATTTTGGCGAACAAAAATCCGCTGGCGGTATTGTACTCAAAAGCGATGACGGCAAAAGTGAAGGTGTTAGACCTCGATGGTGTCGTGTATTTGCTGTTGGGCCAGAACAGAAAGACGTTAAAGCAGGCGAATGGATTCTTGTAGAGCACGGCCGTTGGACTCGTGGACTAGAAGTTGAAGAAGACGACGGCACTAAATTTACCATTTGGCGTGTTGACCCAACTGGCATCCTAATGTCAGCTGACGAAAAACCTGCTGGTATTGAATTTGGTAACTTTACCACAGCATCACACGGTTCGGTACACAATCCAGAAGACTTTGTTCACATGCGGTAATTCACTCAATTGAGTAAAACAGGGCTTGACATAGCCCTGTTCTCTCCTGTATACTACATAAAAGGAGAACCTTATGAGTACATTTGATGAAGCAGTAGAAGATATTAGAAAAGCAAAAAGTGTTTTAGATTCAGAAACAACTACAGTAACTAAGAAAATTTTTACACATACTAGTGTTAGTATGATCAAAAGTGGATTTCGTATTTTAGCAGGTCTAGCATTATGTTTTGGTGATTTTGTTGTCGCTGGAGCATTGTTGATTGTTGCCGAACTACTAGGAATTGCCGAGGAACTAGTATGAAAGAATTATGGGTAGAAAAATATCGCCCTAGCAAAGTTGATGGGTATGTTTTTAGAGATGCTCATCAAAAAAGCCAAGTAGAAAGTTGGATTAAACAAGGTACTATTCCGCATTTATTGTTTAGCGGTAATGCAGGCATTGGCAAAACAACATTGGCTAAGATATTGTTTAATGAATTAGATCTTAATCCGTTAGACGTTTTAGAAATTAATGCGTCACGCACAAACTCAGTTGAAGATGTGCGTGATAAGATTGTAAACTTTGTCCAAATGATTCCGTTTGGTGATTTTAAAGTAGTACTACTAGATGAAGCAGATTATTTGTCTCCCAACGCACAAGCCGCGTTACGTGGGGTTATGGAAGAATATCACACAACCGCTAGATTTATTCTTACTTGCAATTATCCTAATCGTATTATTCCTGCCCTTCATAGTAGATGTCAAGGATTCCATATCGAACGGGTTGATGTCGCNGAGTTTACTGCTCGCGTNGCTACTATTCTTATGGAGGAATCTGTAGAATTTGATCTGGATACATTAGATACCTTTGTTAAAGCAACGTATCCAGACTTACGCAAGTGCATTAACACAGTTCAGATGAACAGTTTGGAAGGGAAATTGCACACTCCCGAAAAAGGTGATACCGGTGAAGCAGATTACAAACTTGAAATGGTCCAGCTATTCAAAGCAGGCAAAATTACAGAAGCACGTAAGCTCGTCTGCTCGCAGGCTCGCCCAGAGGAGATGGAAGAAATTTATAGATGGCTCTATGATAATATTGCCATTTTTGGAGACGAACCGACTCAGAACAAAGCTATTCTCATTATCAAGCAAGGTCTTGTTGATCACACACTGGTCAGCGATGCAGAAATTAACCTTGCGGCAACTTTAATCAGATTGGGAAATTTATAATATGTGGCCTTTTAAAAAGAAAGATGACGCTGAGATATTCTTTACTACAGACGAATGGGCTGTAAGAAAATTTGCGCCAATTGAGCTAGCTAAGAACTTTATGCCAAAAGCGTTTAAGGATATGGAAACATTCCTNGCACGTAAAAAATATATGCTNGACAGCGTTAAAACGGTTAAATCATGTCCGGGTATTCTTGACTATTGCAGTGCTGGGTACGTTATGACNGCNTGGTGTGATATGGAGATTAATCCTAGCATTGATGGGCAGTCTGTTTCAGTACGATATAGCCACGCTAAGTATAATCAAGGCAGTCATCCACCAGCAGTTATTCAAAACTTCATGGCCCACAAATTTGGTGTTAGGATGACTGTTAAATTAGATAACCCTTGGTCTATGTGGACCAAACCGGGAGTTAGTTTAATGTATCTTCCAATGTATTATTATGATGATAGTCGTAATTGGGAAGCAATACCCGGATGGATTGATCATGATGTAGGTGCAGTATCAAGTCCAATTAATATCATGTTGAAAGAACCTAAGCCTACATTTATTAAACAAGGTGAACCAATAGTACAAATGGTTCCTATTCGAAGAGAAGTGTTTGTTGCTAGAACTAGTGAAAATAACGAAGTAGCTAAAAAACGTTATTCTGGCCTGTCATACTTACACGATATGTCGTTTAGCGGTTGGGTTAGACACATGCGAACTAAAAAGCGATATATTGTTGATGCTCATGATACTGAGTTACCACACTGATGAAACAAAAATTAAAAGAAGCATACATGAAAACTGCGGAAACATTTGCAGAACTCAGTCATGCACGTAGACTTCATGTTGGTGCTATCGTGGTCAAGGATGATAGAATTATATCCATTGGCTACAATGGCATGCCGGCAGGTTGGGATAACAACTGTGAAGATACAATTCAACACNGTGATGATACCGTTACATTAAAAAGTAAACCAGAGGTGTTACATGCAGAAACTAATGCTATTGCTAAACTTGCGAAAAGTACAGAATCTGGTGATGGGGCTGTATTGTTTGTTACTCATATGCCATGCTTGGACTGTGCAAAACTTATATTTCAAAGTGGTATTCGCAGTGTATTCTATCGTAATAGTTATCGTAATACTGACGGTACTACGTTCCTTGAAAGATCGGGAGTCACAGTAGGACAAGTGTAAGAAAAGGACCCGAAGGTCCTTTTTTTATGACTCTAGTTATCGCCGTAGATTCCTAACACCTCCTTGACAGCGTTATGGCGTTCAATATCTTTATGGTCAAACTGAACAATGTCTATGTGTTTCAGTCCAGTCTTATTTGCAATCAAATCACAGAAATTAATTAAACCATTATCGTTTAATCTATCAGCTTGAGCTAAGTCGCCTGTTACTACCATCTTGCTTCCTTCTCCAAGACGGGTTAACAACATCTTCATCTGATTTACGGTTGTATTCTGGCACTCGTCTGCAATGATATATGCATTCTTAAATGTGCGGCCTCGCATATAAGCGAGCGGGCTTATTTCAATAGTTCCATCCTCCAACATTTTTGCAATGTCTTTTTGTTGATAATA